GCCCCGAGCCCACAGCGCCGCCCAGCGCGCCGGACGCGCCGCCGGAAAGCCCGCTTTCCAGCGCGGTGAGGAAGGTGTCTTTGCTGAAGAGGTTCTTCGCCGCCTCGCTGTCCCCCAGCGCAGCGTCGATGGCCATGTCCGCATAGGTCTCCGCAAAGGCCTGCATCGAGTTGTCGATGCCGCCCGAGATGGCCGCAGCCACCGCCGGGTAGCGCTTCGCCAGCTCCGAACTGCCCGCAAGCCCCTGCACCCAGTCCGCGATCTGCCCCGCCATTGTGTCCTTCGCGTAGTCACTGCCCATGGTCTTTGCAAGGTCAGCCGCGCCCACCGAGTTGATGGCCCATCCTGCGCCGAACTTGGCGAGGCCGCCGCCCAATGCCTTACCGGCGCTCTCGCCCTTCTCCGCGCTCTGGCCCATGGCCTCCGCCGCGCCCTGGGCGCTCAGGATGGGCAGCACTGCCGCCGGGTTCACGCCCGCCACGGCCAGATTCTCCGCCGCGCTGGTCACGGCCCCCGCCACGGCCCGCTGGGTCGGGCTCAGGCCGCTCTGGGCCGCAGCCGTCAGCTGCTGCCCGCGGTCGTAGAGCTGGTAGCCCACGCTCTGGTTCTTGTCGATGCCGTCGCTCACCTCCAGCCCCGCCAGCTTCTGGCGCATCTCCCGGATCTCCTTGGAGTTGTACCCCATCGAGATCAGCTCCCTGTTCCGGCTCTCCGGCCATGTGGGATTATAGTCCATGTCTACGTCGGTCAAAAGGTCAAACAGACTCTGGGCGTGTTCGTCACCCTTTACCTCCTGCTCCACCTGTTTCCAGTTCTTCAGGGTGGCGTCGATGTTCTTTCCCGCCTGTACGCCGTACTCCGCGCCCAGCACCGGGGCAGCAGCCACCGTGTCTCCGATGCCGCCGATGGTGTTCGCCGCCCGGCGCGCATACCGCTGCCATGTGGGGATGGCGTCCAGCGCAGCGTTCATCTTCCGGGCCTCGTCGATCTGCTCCTGCGTCCAGCCGCCCTTTTGGATCAGGTCGGCGTCCGTGTACGCGCCGTGGGTGTTGTCCACCCGCCGCACCGCGTCGGCCAGATTCTTGTTGTCCCCGGTGTCCATCCACTGGTTGATCCGGTCGAACTCGTCCGGTACGCTGTCCTTGGCAAAGCTGGCTCTCAGCTCCTGCGCCGGGCCGCTGCCGTAGGCCATGGCCCCGCTGCCCACGTTCTCCAGCACGTTCCCGCTCTTCGCCGGAACGCCCCATTTCTGCCCCATGTCCAGCGCCCTTTCAGTGGGGCTTCCTTTAAGAAGGGCTCCCCTATCAGGGGAGCTCCGTTCTCGCGCGGCGTCAGCCGACGGGAACGGTGAGAGGTTTTCTTTCCGCCCGCTGCTCGCCTGAGAGGGCTCGTTCCTCTCATCCACCTCCCCCATGTCGCTTATGTGCCGTTCGGTGTACTGCTGTAAGGCTTTGGCCCGGGTGTTCTGCTCCTGTTCTGCCTGACGTTGTGCTTCCTTTTTGTCAAACTCCCGGCTCCACTGGCTCAACTGCTCCTTGGTGACGCTGCTCTTCTTTGTGGTGGTGCTCTGCGCAGTGCTGCCCGCCCCACTCACCTTGTCCGGGTTCTTTGCGGCAAATTCCCTGCTCCATTGTGCGAGCTGCTGTTTGGTTACTGCCATTCCGTCTTCTTCCCTTCTTTTTGTCTTGACAAATAGTATTGTATTTGTTATTCTGTTATTGAGGAGATGATGTCGTGAAAAGTTATTCGTCCCGCGAGGTCATAAAGGCGCTCAAGGCCGACGGCTGGTATGAGGTCAACTGCGTGGGCAGCCACCACCAGTATAAACACCCCGCCAAGCCCGGTCGCGTCACCGTAAAAGACCCCGATAAAGATATTCCCCGGGCTACGCTTAACCGCATTGAGCAGCAGTCCGGCCTTAAATTCCGCTGAATGATAGGAGGCTTTTCTGATGAAAAAGAATCTTCCCGACCGTTACTTCTATCCTGCCGTGTTTATCTACGAGGACGGGCAGGAGATCGCTGTCGATTTTCCCGACCTCGGTGTCGCCACCAGCGGTACGTCCGAGGACGACGCCCTGCTTTCCGCCCGCGAGCTGCTTGGCTGCGTGATGTGCGGGCTGGAAGAGGACGGCGAGCCTATCCCCGCCCCCTCGGCCCTGTCCGCTATCCAGCCTAAAGAAAACGAGCGGGTCGTGCTGGTCGATGCCTATATGCCGTCCGTCCGGCTCGCCAGCGTCAATCGTTCGGTAAACCGCACCGTCACTCTCCCGGCGTGGCTCAATGCCGCCGCCCTTGAACGCAATGTAAACTTCAGTCAGGTCCTTCAGGACGCGCTCAAGCACCAGCTCCACCTCGCCTGACTTTATCCCAAAGCCTCCTGCACACGGTCGTGCAGGAGGCTTTTCTGTTACCCTGCCAGCTCAAAGGCTTTCCAGATCTCGTCGTCCGTGTATCCCTGATACTTCAGGCTGTTAAAAATAGTCTGGTCATCCGAGCCGTGGTTCCTCTGGCCCTTGATGGCGTTCGCCGCCACCTGCGCCCGCTGCGGGACACTCGACTGGCTTGCCGTTCTTCCGGTGCTCTGGCTCTGTCTGTTACTTGTCCCAGTACCCCACTTGTTTGCCGGGTCTCCTTTCCAGCTCTGCCCCGTCAGACCTCGGTTCGTCTCCAACAGGTTCGGGGTGTCGTCCTTTATCCAGCCCGCATCCGTCAGCGTCCGCTTGTAGTAATCATACCGCGGGTCACTCGCTTTCATTGTGACAAACTCCTTCGACATACTCAGCAGCTGGGCATAGGTCGGGCTGCTCCCGCTGCTTTTCGTGCCGCCGCTCCTGCTGCCCGAAGAGCCGCCCGAGCCGCCGCTTCTCCGACTGCTGTAGCTGCCGGTGATGTACTGAGGCGTGTAGTTCAGCGTATCCCTGCTAATGCCGTACATGTCGGCTACAGCCCCTGCTGCATCGCGGAAACCACCCTCGTAAAGGTCGGTGATTCCCTTCATTGCTGTCAGATAATCCGCCGGGGAAAGCTCAGTCGTTTTCTCCGTGGTCCAATCGTTGAGAATGCTGGGGTCTAAGCCGTTCGCACTCAGGAACTGGTTCAGGAAAGCTTCGCTTGCACCCCGTTCTTTATAGTCAAGCGCTTTGTCTATCGCCATCTGCTGCAGCTGCGCCTGCACCTGTTTTTCTTGCAGCTCATGTTCCTGCTTCCACTGGTCATATCCCTTGTACCGGTCGTAGGCGGTAAAGCCCGCTTTTACAACATCGGTGCCTACCTGCATCAGATTATCCCAGAAGTTCTGCTTTTCCTGCGCTGCCTGGTCTGCCCGGCTCTTCTTGTAGTCCCGCCAGTCCTGCGCGTTGGCCACGGCTCCCTGATGCTCCGCCGCCTCGAGGCTGTCCTGGCTCTGCAGCGCGCTCAGCAGCCCCGAGAGGCCGTTCTGCTTCAGCTGGTACATGGTCAGGGCCTTGTCCCGCAGGCCCGAAAGTCCGCTGTCCACGTTCGCCATGGCCTGCTGGTAGCCCTGCTGGGCCACGCTGTCTGCGTAGCTGGAGCCGTACCCGCCGCTCAGGGCTGCTGCGCCCGCAGCGGCGTTCTCAGCCGCCGCCCTGGCATTCGCCTGCGCGCCCGCGCGGTACTGCCGGTAGAGTTCGCTGTCCGTGCCTACGTCATAGCCCGCATTGCTGGCCGCGCCCATGCTGTCCAGTGCCTCGTTGATCCGGTCGGTGTAGTTGCTCTGGTACGCCCCCGGCATCGCGTTCTCCGCGTCCTTCTGCGCCGCCTGCGCGTTCTTGTATCTCTTGAATACGCCCATCTTTAACTCCTCTCTTGACAAATACGTAAAATACGTATATATTATAATTACAGATTCGGAGGTGCATCTTCATGCCAATGACCCCCAAAGAGATCGTTCGCCTGCTCGAACAGAACGGTTTCGTGTTCGTCAGCTCCAGCGGCTCTCATCGCAAATACCACAACCCCACCACCGGCAAGACCACTATCGTCCCTTTCCACGCCAAAGACCTCAAACCCGGCACAGAGAAAAATATCCTCAAACTGGCCGGGCTGAAGAAATAAGGAGGTATTTCCATGAACGCTGTTTTCTATCCCGCCGTGTTCCACCCCGAGGCCACAGGTTACTCTGTCACCGTCCCCGACATCGAGGGCTGCTTTACGCAGGGCGATACGATGGATGAGGCTGTGCGGATGGCACAGGATGCCATCGGCCTGATGCTGGAAGAGTGCGCTGTCTGCCCCACTCCTTCCGTTCCTTCCTCTCTTCCGGTGGAGGCCGGAGACTTCGTGGTCATGGTACCCTTCGATATGGCCGCCTACCAAAAGCAGTTCCGTCCCGTCAAAAAAACTCTTTCCGTCCCGGCCTGGCTCAACGATGCTGCCGAGGCCGCACACATCAACTTCTCCGGCGTTCTTCAGGACGCCTTGAAGGAAAAGCTCCATCTTGCATAAGACTTCCTTTAAGAAAGGCTCCCCTCGATAGGGGAGCTCCGTTTTTGCTCCGCCGCAGGCGGACAGAAACGGTGAGAGGTTTTCTTCCGCCGCTCAGCTCTTCCGGGCTGGGCGCTTTTTCTTTACAACAAGCCCATCAGTATGCTTGCACCTACGCTCAGGATCGTGTTCAGAAGTCCGCTCCCCCGGCTCTTCTTCGCCTGGCTTTCGCTGGCCGCCTGATTGTACACGTTCTGATAGTAGTTGCGCTGGTTCTCCCAGTTCTGGTAGTTGGTCTGGTACTTCTCGTAGTCCTGCGCCTCGGCCTGCTGGTATCCGCTCAGCTGGTTCTGCAGGTCGCTCTTTTTCTGGGTGTACTGGCTCAGTGCCTGGCTGTACAGCCCGTTCGTGGCATTGCTCAGGCCCGCCATGGCATTCTGGTAGGCGCTCTGGCCCGCCTGGGTGCCGTAGCTGGAGCCGTACCCGCCCGAGATGGCGCTGGCGTTGGCCTGGGCGTTCTCGTTAGCCAGCTTCGCCTGCCGGGTGTAGCTGTTCTTATACTGCTCGTAGGCCGCATCCCGGGTGGGGTCGTAGCTAAAATCCTTCATCCCGTCCAGCTGGCCCATCACGCCGTCGATCTTGTCCTTATACTGGCTGGTGTAGTTGCCCGGCTTCTTTGCCTCCCACGCATCCAGCTGCACTCTCGCATCGCTCACTCTGCTCATGTTCTCTGTCCTCCTGTCAATGTGTTATTTCAGCTTCTCCTGCAGATCCCCCGCAAGGTTCTCCGTGTCAATGTTGCTCAAAATGTATTCCAGCTGCTCCTGCATCTGGTACAGGTAATTCCTCAGCTCCCGGGCGCTGTCCGCATCCAGCTTTTCCAGCCTCGGCATGGAGATCTTGGAAAGTCCCACAATGCTTGCCATTCAGCTCCTCCTTCCGGTTTCTCGTTTCTGTTCAAATCGGAGAAACGAGAAAAATGCGTTTAGC